CTCGACTACGGCACCACGCTCACCATCGAAGACCTCCTCGCCGACTCGCCCCGCCGCATCTACCGCACACCCAGCGGGCAAGAAGTCCGCCCCGAGTGCGGCATGCTGGACAGCGGCTACGCCACCTTCCGCGTTTACACCGCGTGCCAAACCAGCGCCGGATTTTTCCACGCCGCCAAAGGCTCCGGCGCAACTTTCGGCAGCCGCATAGGGCGCACCGTCATCGACGACTTCCCCGGCGTCGTGCTCTACACCTTCGTTGACCACGCCATAAAGACGGAACTTTTCATTGATCGCATACGAAATGGAAAACCCCCGCTCGCCATCCCGCGCGACACCACCGAAGACTTCCTACGCGGCATGAGCGGACAGCGCCTCGTTCCCCGCAAGACCGCCACCGGCCAAGAGTTCGTCTGGAAATCCGTCGCGCAGGATCACTACATGGACGCCGTAAAACTCTGCCATGTCGCCTGGCACATCTTGAAAAACTGACGCATGAAAAAATCCCAACTCTGGAAAATCTATGTCGCAAAAAATCCCAGTTTCGCGGGAGACGGAAACATCACGATGAGCGCGCGCGGCCTGCGCAAACTCTTCGAGCAAACATGGGACTACGCCTACGAGCAGGGCGAACCGGAGAACAACCCCATGCCGAATGTTAGCGAATCAAAAGCCGTGGATGATCTTCTTAAAAGATTCGGCATGTTCTGAGCAATTCGGTGGAGTCACCGATATGATCACAATCATTTAATCGAAACTTTGACTTCCTCCATAAATCCAGCAGACCCGCCATGCCTCTCAACGATGCATACTTTGGCGGGTGTTTTTTTTCGTCAGAAAAACGACACAAACTTTATGACTTATACCTCAACCGGTATAAACAATGTATAACCTCTTGAGTTATACCTCATCGGGCATGTTGAAAAAACAGCCCTGTTTTTTCAACAAGTTTAGAAAAGACCGCGCGAACTCAAGCCACGCTTGAACTGCCGAGCAATTTCTAATCTTTGACTCGCCCGCCTTCACGCAGGCAGTCGATCTACAAATTGCCGTGACAAGCCCCTCTTCCCTTTAATGGGTAATGGGCGGCGGCCGGATCGGGGAGCGCTGGGTCGCTCGATTCACTCCGTAAAACCCGGCGACTGAAAAGGTGCGGCCGCGCCGTCCCTGCCACCTCCCATTTTGACAACTTCGAAAAGGGCGTGACCGACCTCGACAAAATCAGCGGCGTAAAAGCATTTCTGCGCCGAACCAAGACCCCGGCGGAACTCGAAGCCTTGGCGCTCGCCACCTTCGCGTCGGCCACCGAGGAAGTCGTCATCACATCCCTCGGCTCAGAAGGCGCAAGCAGCGCCGGGCAGATCTCATTTCCGAAGTGGCTCTTGCTTCAGGCAGTCGAAGAACTCCTGAGCGAAGGCCCGAACGGTCGCCAACTTTTCGCCATCGCAGACCGCTCCCGATACGGCACTGCCGTTTGACATGCCGCCAGTGGCGTGTCGTCAAAATCAAAAAAATCAAGTTGGGGAGGCAGCCGCTCTGGCGCTGGTCGCCCGCGCAAGCTCGACGCAAAAGCAGCGGCATTTGAAGCCGCTCAACCTTCGCTGAATCGCGGCCTCGTTTGGGTGCCGACGACAGACCCCAAGCGCGAACTCACGGCACACACGCGCATGGAAATCCTGCGCCTGGCTCGCTGGCTCTACAACAACGCGCCACAGGCAACGTATATCGTCGAGCACCTGGCACAACGTGCCATCGGCACCGGCATTGTCGTGCAGCCGAAAACCTCAAACGCCGCCTGGAACAAGAAAGTCGATCAGTATTTCGAGGATCGGAACTGCGCGGAAGCCTGGGCATTTGATGCCGGCGCACAGGTCAACTTCTACACCGCGCAATCTCTCATCCTCCGACAGGTTGCCATCGACGGCGACTTCTTCGCACAGTTCCTCAAGACCAGAGAAGGTGCCGCCCGCGTCCGCTTCATCGGCGGCGAAGCCATCGGCGGCTCTGCCAGCTTCGGCAACCCGGATGACATGACTCATGACGGCGTGCGCCTCGATCAATTCGGAGCGCCGTCAGCCTACACAATCGGCGGTAAAGAAATCTCCGCAGACCAAGTGCTGCACATGCGGCACATCCGCAGGCACGGCCAGCCGCGCGGCGTCTCGTGGCTCCACTCCGCAGTATCCAACCTCCGCGACATCTCCGAAATCAATGGCTTCGTCAAAGGCGCATATAAAGCGGGCGCTCAAATCGGCTACATGGTGACCAGCACCGAAGTCGCCAAGATCGGCCTCGGTGCCGGACTGAAATCCACCACCAACGAAGTCGGCGACCTTCAAACCACCGACCTCCCGAACGGCATCCTCCTCCCGCGCCTCAAGCCAGGCGAAAAGCTCGAAGCCTTTAAGAACGACATCCCCGGCCAAACCTACGAAGCCGTGATGCGCGCCCTTCGCAGCGATGTCGCATTTGCCATTGGACTGCCGCCAGAAGCCATGATGGTCAATGTCGGCCTCGCTGGCACTGAGCAGCGCGCCGTCCTCGAGGTCACACAGAATTTCCTCGAGCGCCTCCAGCAGCAGGTCATCGATCAGTTCTGCCGCCCCTTCTACAAATACTGGCTCTGGCACGAAATGCAGGCCGGTCGCCTCGAATACCCCGGCGATGACTGGTGGCGGCACGAATGGCTCGCACCGCGCAAGATCACCGTGGACAGCGGCCGCGACGCCCGCGCCTACAGCGAGCAACTCGACAAGGGCCATCTCTCCCCTACCCGCTACTACAACATGCTCGGACTCCGCGCCACGGACGAAGAGGACGATGTCATCGACACATTCCTCCGCCGCAAAGCCAAGTGCGAAGCCCTCGGCGTCAACATTTCCGAAGTTTTCCCCAACTCCGTCAGCCGTGGCATCGCCGCACAACAACCCGCCGAACCGGACGACGACGAGGAACCATCTCAACCACCCGCACAATCATGAACGCACCTACATCCACCCCGAAATTTTATGCTCTGGAAAAAACCGCCGACAATGAAACCACCATTACGCTTTACGACGAAATCGGTGCTTTCGGCGCAGGCTCAAAAGAATTCCTCGCTGACCTCACCAAGCTCTCCGGCCAACACATCCACCTCCGCATCAACTCGCCGGGTGGGTCCGTGGTTGAGGGAACGGCCATATATAACGCCCTCCGCAGGCACGAAGGCGGTCTGACCGTCCACATCGACGCAATGGCCGCATCGATGGCCAGCGTCATCGCTATGGCAGGCAAGCCAGTTTACATGGCCGACAACGCGCTGCTCATGATCCACAACCCGTGGACGGTGAGCATGGGCGAGAGCAAAGACCTCCGCAAAGAAGCCGATCTTCTGGACAAGCTCAAAGTCAACCTCCGCAACGCCTACGTGCGCAAGACCGGCATAGATGCGGAAGAGATCGCCCAAATGATGGACGAAGAAACCTGGCTCGACGCCGTCGAAGCCGTCGCCCTCGGATTTGCAGACGCCATCGAGGAAGGCGTTGCCGCCGCTGCAACAGCCACACCCGAAATGCTCCGCGCGCGTTTTGACAAGTTCGCAAAGGCATCAAGCTCTATGAATATACCTGAAGTCATCACCTACTCAGCCGAAGTCGCTGAAGAAGCCGCCGAGATCATCACTGCAACCGTCGTGAGCGAATCTGCTCCTGTTGAGCCAATCGTTGAGACTGCAAGCTCCGAGACAGAGGCCGTCGAAACCGAGACTGTCGAAGCTCCCGCACCCGAAATGACCGAAGTGGCAGAAGTTCAATCCGAACCACAGGCTCGCCTCGCCGCAGCGGACTCAATCCTTGCCAAATACAACGCCCTCGTCGTTGAGCGTGACGCCGCAGTCGCCGGACTCAAAGAGGCCAGCGCAAAAATCGAATTCCTCCGCGCCGAAATCGCCGTGGAGCGCGAATCCCTCGCCCGCCTAGAGCGCAGCCTCGGCCTTTCAGCCGCCCGCGAAATCCCCGAAGTCCTGCCTACGCAGAACGCTGAGAACATCTACGACCAGTGGAAGAACGCCACCGGCGCAGAGAAGACGCGCATCTTCAGAGCTAACCGCAAGGCGCTCGAAATCGCGGCCAAAAATTTGACACCACAATAGTTCAAGAAAACCGAATCCAACACCTCACTTAAAAAAAATCATGGCTACTACCATCAGCTCCGAACTCAAACTGAATGTCGTCCTCGACAGCGCGCTCGTCGCCCTGCGTGAGGCACTTCTCCCTCTTAACTCCTTCTCGACCGTTTACAACTCGGTCCCACTGCAAGGCACCGACAAGATTGCCGTACCGTTCTTCCCTCTCGCCACTGATGCGACGAGCGACTTCAACGGAACATATTCGTTCAACGACACGAACGCGATCAACAGCCGTGAGATCACAGTGAATAAGCGCAAGTATCAGGCGCTCTCCTTCACATCCAGCGAACTCGCTCGCCAGCCTTACTTCAATCCCGAGCAGCTCGGCTTCTTGAAAGGCCGCAAACTCGCTGAGGACATCCTCAAGGACATCCTCTCGGTCGTGACACTCGCTAACTACGGCGCAGCGATCCACACCGGCGCAGCTTCTGCCTTCGACAGCGAAGACATGGTCAACATCAAGACCGTCCTCGATCAGTCCAAGTGGAGCAAATCCAGCCGCGTGATGATCCTCGACAACGCCTACGAAGGCGCACTCCTCAAGGATTCCGGCATCAAGAACGCCGCCGCAGTGGGCACAGCATCCGCCATCCAAAACGGCCGCCTGCCACAGATCGCTGGCTTCGATGTCATCGGCACGAACCTCATCCCCGGCAACAGCCAAAACTTGGTCGGAATGGTTGCACTCCCCGAGGCAATCTTGGTTGCCTTCTCACCCATCCAGCCATCACCTGGCGTGCTCAACCACCTCACAGCCTACGAGACCGCAGTCGATCCAGAGACCGGCCTGACCATCGAGTATCGCAGCTGGGCAGACCCCGACACCGACACCGAGAAGCAAGTGCTCGAGGTTAACTA